TTTTTCTTCAATGTTTGCAAAAGGTTAAGTGGGGCAAAAGCCCCACCACCTAAAAGTTATAGTCGTACTTTTTGACAGCATCGGTGCTGAGAGCGTGACGACCCATTGCGCTTTTCCAAGAGCCATCTTTTTGCAGACGAACGGTCATCACTTGGCCTTCTGGGTCTGACTTGATGATCCACGCTTTGCGCTGGGAATTGTTGTTGGTGCAATGGGCTGTGAAGCCACCTGAGACGAACTCAGGCTTCCAGTCGGGGTGACGCTCTGCGCTCATGGCGCGAACATGCATGGTTTTGCCGCTGGGAGTGATCTTGATGATCTCATAAGGATCAATGTCACTGTAGCCATGGAGGTTGCAATATTCGTAACCAATAGGCTCAACAGAATATTTGAAGGTGTTGGAGAAAGTTATTTCGCTACCATATGTGTTGCTGGTTGATGCGGGGAGGGTGGCCATGTAATCTTCAGCCTCTGATTGAGTCCGGAATGTCTGTCTGACCTCTGGGCTAATTTCAACGATCTGATTGCCATTGTGGCTAAGAATTCTGAAGCCATTGACTGTGCCCTCTTCGTGCACAGAACGGCTGGTTTCGCTGCAGGTCAGTGTTTTGTAAGCAGTCACGATAAAGCGATTAATCATTGTTAGTTCCTTTCTCAAACCGTCAGGGCCTCTCCCTTCCGATAAAGAGAGTATGTCTTATTTTTTCAGAGAAGGCAAGAGTTATTTTCACAAAAGATGAAAATAGTTTTTATATAAATGTTTACAACATCTTACGAACCTTTTCGACATAGATTTTTCTGAAGCCTTTTTTGATAGAGCCTTTCAATAAGTACCATTCACCCAGTTTTCCATCCTCCACGATTGGCTTGCCTATCTTTTGGTACTTGAACCTGTCGACCGTGCATATTATTGGAGCTGTGTCATCTTCCAGAGTTATGTTAAGCCATAGGTTATTGCGGTCAACTCTGCGACCACCACGTTTGGCCAAGTTTACAGCTTCATTCATATCCCTCAAATTTTTCTCTTTAAGTTTGCCAAAGAAAACGAATGTCCCTGGATTATCACCATCGAGCTCTTGAATGTCTATTATTTTTGAGCCGATGTTGTGAGCCTTTGGATCTTTCTTGATGTGCCCGAATTTTCTTTCACACTCAAAAATATCGTCATAGGGTGTCGTGCCTGTGTTTAGGAGGGTTTCTTGCCTTGGGGTTAAAGGTTGCTCATAGGTGCGCCTATTTTCAATGTCTGCGGCCATTTTTGGCCCGATGCCTTTTATCCCTATCAACCCACCAATCAGTTCATTATTTTGAACTGACCAGTTGGCCTTGGACTTGAATTTGTCGAATGGCTTGTAGGTCAATCCCTCGGTAACAACTTCCCTCAACAGCTTGACAGCTTGGTCGTCATCCTTGACATTGCGGAGGCAAGCAGCAGCATACTCGAGTGGGAACCTGCTTTTCAAAACGCAGCACCAATAGCTGACAAGAGCGTATGCAATCGCATGGCTTCTGTTGAATGCCATTGATCCCATTGTGTTGATGTTATCCCAAATCTCACGAGCTTTTTTCTCATCTATATCATTTTCAGCTGCACCAATTTTGAACCTTTGCCAGTACCTGTCAAAAAACTCTTCACCAAGGGATTTGCTCATTGCCCTGCGGAGCTGAGAAACTTCTTCCCAAGTCAGCTTGCCAACCTCACGAGCTATTGTCATAACTTGTTCTTGATAAACCACAACACCGTAGGTCACTTCTGTTGTTTCTTTTGTCATTTCATGAAAATGATAAACAGCCTCTGCCCCAGTTCTCTTTTTTATGAATTCGGTTGTGCCTCCTGAATTGAGTGGTCCAGGACGAGCCAAAGCTGTTATTGAGGATATGTCTTCAAAATTGTGCACCTTCATTTGCCTAGTCACAGATTGCAGTGCATAGCCTTCGAATTGAAATATACCTGCATATTTCTCATCATTCAATATTGCGAATGCCTTCTCATCTTCCAGCGGGAATTTGATCAGTTGATCCCGAACCCAGCCAACCTGATCCAAAACGTCTTGCAATACGGAAAGTGTTCTGAGGCCCAATGCATCAATCTTCAGCAGATTGAGATCTTCAGCGTCTTTCTTGTCTATTTGAGCAGCACCAGTCTGCGCGCTTACAGAGCAATATTTGCTAACAGGCTCTTCAGTTACCAGAATGCCAGCAGCATGAACACCAACGTGCCTAGCGTGGTTCTCCATTGATGCTGCAATCTTCATCTGTGGGTACTTTTCCAAAACATCTCTGCCAACATCAAGATCGTTAAATGTGTCAAGGATGCAAAACGCAGCACGAGAATCACCACCGCTACGCTCGATGATCGCACCTTTCAGGTCATTGACTTCCCATGCGGGGATGCCAAGCTCTTTTGCCACTTCTGCTATTGTGCTCTTGGCTTTGTAGCGGCTGACTGTTCCGAGGTGCGCAACCTTCTCTGCACCGTACTTGTCCCTGAGATATTGAAAAACCATCTCCCTGCGGTCATCCTGAAAGTCGATATCTATGTCTGGCAGGTCAGCTCTGGTAACATCAATAAATCTTTCAAAAAGCAGACCATGAAAGATCGGATCAATGTCGGTTATGCCAGTAAGGTAACAAACCAAAGAACCAGCAGAAGAACCACGTGCAGGACCAACCAACATGTGCTCTTTGGCGTAACGAATCATGTCAGCGATCACAAAGAAATAATCCTCAAATTCCTTGCTTGCAATCATGTCCAACTCTCGCTTGAGCCTAGCTGCATAAACTGGATCTTTCAGGTCAATGCCCAGTGCCGGAGCACCATCCTCGCAAAGCTCTCGCAAAGTCTTTTTTGAATGAAATGCGATCATCTGCGCAACTGGCAGATCAGCATTGCAAAGCTCTGCAACTTTGTAGGTGTTGTCTATTGCTTCTTGCGTTCCCCAAGGCACAGCAGCTTTCCACTCCCACTCGTCGAGGATGTGCATGGGCCCACTGCGATCTGTGCGGTTGCGGCCACACAAAACCTCGTAAGCCTTCTTGTCCGATGGCTTGGGATAAAAGTTGTCGCTGGTGGCGATGGTCTTGAAGCCTTTTTGAGCAGCCCACTCAGCTGACTTCGGAGAGCTCATTGGTCCAAGCTCGACGTAAAGATTGTGTTTTTTGGTCAAAGGAAGCATCGACCAGTCTGGGTGCGATCCGGACAACATTATCACGTTTTCGCTGACGTCGAACAGGTCTGAATAGCTTATGCGGGGATAATAATAAAAATTCTCTTTGGATGTGCTGCGGGACACAAGCTCATATATCTCAGCCAACCCATCATTGTTGCAAGCCAGAAATGACATCGGATTGTCGGCTTGCTTGGAACGGTCATTGGCATCTAAGACCACAGATATCTCAATACCAAAAACAGGCTTGATACTAGCATTTTTGCAGTGCTTGGAGAACGTGACATGACCCCACGTTCCTGTGTCGCATATCCCAACAGCCTTTCCCTCAGAACACTCAACAACCTTTTGTATGGGGCCGTATGCCTTGCGAAACGAATACTCTGTGCGTGTCTTGAGGTTCAACATTTATATGTGTCCTTCCTTTGCGTACCACTCGATTATTCTGAGTGTGGCTTCAACGTCGTTGATCGACCTGTGGGAGCCTTCTATCTTCTCCTCGAAAAGCTCTTCATATATGTCGCCCAGCTTGCGCATCTTGCCCCAGACTCGCTGGCCAACCTCAACTGTGCAGGTGTGCTCATAAGGCCAAGGGAAGCTCGTGACCTTGTCTAACCTCTCAAGCTCAAATTTCAAGATCTTTCTGTCGAAGCCAAGATTGTGGGCAAACATCCGCTTGGTTCCCAAAAAGAATTCATTCAGCTTTTCGAGGTGTGCGATGAATGGCTTTTCGTCTTTGAGCATGTCGTCGGTTATGCCTGTGATCTTGGTGATCTTTGGATCGAGCATGTGCTTGGGGTTGCAAAAAAATTCAAGGCGATCAACCTCAATGAGCTCTTCAGTAAGCTTGATCGCACCGAATTCAATAATCTTTGGCTGCATGTCAAGATCAGAACCTTCAGCCTTTGGCAAACCTGTGGTCTCTAGGTCAAATACTATTAGCATCTCATTCCTCGCTGTCAAGTGATTCAAGCATGAAAGCATAAACTCCAAGATCATGGACTGAGTCTTGGTGGTGGTTTGGCCAATTCTCCGAATATCTTGTCAGCTTTGAAACGATCATGTTGATAATTCCAAACCTATTCCATTCTTTCTCTGTTGACAAATTTACGCCATTTGGAAACAGAGACATCATCACTTTCCCATGCCTGTGGTAATTGTCACCGTAGGTTTTATTTCGCTCCTTAAAAGTTTTTAGAGCACCTTCCATGCAATCAACTGGTGTTTTAGACTTGCTCACCTTCGGCTCTCCCTTCTTCATATGCTGCATCGACGGACTCGTCGTGCTCGTTGGACTTCTTGAAAGCCTCCTCCAGAGACATCCGCAGGGCAGGACTGAGGTCAAAAAGCCTTGCAACTTTTTGCCTGTCAAATTCAATGTCGTTGCCGATCAATCTAAGTTCCATCAAAAATTTCCCTCCTGAACCTGCAGGCAAGTTATGCCTTCATCCCTCCACATATCAACGCAGACTTTGCGGTCTTCCAGAGCAAACCAGATCTGTTCTTTCCAGTAGTGGATGTTGAACAATTCACGCTTGACAATGTCGTCTCTGCGCTTGTCACCTGCTGGCCTCATCAACAGGTGGTCGAATGGGATGTCATTGCTGTTAAGCCAACTCATGGTCACGTCTCTGAATGATTCATCCCGAGCAGTCATGATCACAATCCAAGTCCACTTAGGCAGGTTGCGCACCAACTCAACAACAGCATCAATCGGCTCGTCATCCTTGCTGGCTGCATTGAATGCGTCATAATCTCCTGATTCATACAAACGGAATCTGTGACGGCAATCAGCAAGCGTCCCATCAACGTCAACAATCACTGCACCGTCTCGAACCATTCTGGAGCCTCCTCGTTTTTCCAAGCTGCGAACCTTGCCTTGGCACCATTGTAATAATTCCGGTATGCTTCCACAGTGCAGTCAGTTTTGTACTCATCAGGCATGCACTGAGGTGGTTCTCGCCAAGCCAGACGATCAATCCGCATTGGTGAAATTGTCAAGAATGGAGCCAGACCCATGCTCTTGTGGGTCTTGCCGTATCGTCTTGTGTATTCCAAACCAAGCTGAACATACAATCCGCAAGCCCACCAATATTGCGCAGAACTCTCGCGCACCCAAACAGCAGACGGATGGTTCTTGTGGGTCGACTTATACAAGCCAACCATGTCAGCCCAGTAGTCACCATCGAGCTCTCTGTGAGCAGTGCACAGCAGCTGCGCAGTCTCAAGGATCATTTTGACGCAATGCTTGTCGCAATGCATCTTTGCAGCTTCCACAGGGTTGTGGTCTAGGTAAAAAATATTCATGCCATTTCCTTTCTCAGCACGGTAATTTTACTCCTTTTGACAAGGTAAGTAAACATTCATTTTTCGAACAGTCCTTTGAATGCTTTCCTGAAGCCATTGACTATTGATCGTTCATCTTTTTGGAAGTCTTCAGGCTCCTCAAACGCAGCATCATCAACAACGTAATCCACAGGTATTGGTTTGTCCTCCAGCAACGTACAATGAGGATTATAAAGGATGTACTTGACTTCATACTGCTTCAGGTTGTGCTTCTCCATGATCTCCTTTACGGTCATGTGCTTCTTGTTTTCCCGCACAGCGATTATCAAATCATCTTCATATTTTTTGCTCATGGCTTGGCCTCAAAATTCCCGAAAGTTCCATACATAGCTTCTGGCATTTCATTGATTGAGTCAATTATTTCTTGAAGCTGGGAAATTATTTCCATGAAGCAATTGACCTGTATATCATTCATAGCAAATTCATGATCGTCAAATTTCAGCTTTTCTCTGAAAGAGGCCAAATGGTCCTCAACACCTTTCGATTGTCTGAACAGCTTTTTGTTTCCAAGCATAACAACCTCCTCCCACAATTTGCAAACGACGGATGAAAGATCTGCCAAAGCAACAACCAAACCTTCCTTCCCAGATTTAGAGCAGCTCCAGTCTTTTTTCATTGATGACTTTTCAAGAGACAACTCATAAACTATCTGGTCAATTCCGCGAACTGATATTTCATCAAAAACAGCGATCGAATGTTTGTTGTAATATTTTGTTGGCCTTGGTATGTCGCCTGTTACAACTTCATCAATGTCGTGAACAATTGCTCTTTCAAGCGCAGCACCTCTGTTGAATTTCTCCGAGATTGTCAGGGCATAGCTGTCAAGCTCTTCGCAAAGCACATAGGTAAAAAGACAAACGAAACCTGTGTGTTCCATTACGGACTCTGGCTTCAGCAAATGAAGCTGGGAGTACCGCTGAATTGAGGACAGTCCTTGGGTCAGGCTGAATAATTTTATAACCTTCATCATTCAACATCCGGATTGAAGTTCTGGAAATTCTCAAGGATCTTTGCTCGACGACCAATGTGATCTTCCCAATCAACTCCTGACAACATTTGACGCTGTTGAGGTTTATCCCAGGATCTAGCACAAAGTCCAGAAAATGCTTTCAAGTCTTTTGTCCCGACAATATGTGCATCAACACTTTCTTTGAGCATTATGTTTAGGCCAAAATTCTCATTGGTGTAGGTTATTGAATAACGCTTTTGGTCATCAGCACTCATTTTACTTTTATATTTAAAGTGATCAGTCAGTGCTCGGAAATAACCCATTTCATAAACTGTGCCAGTGTCCCGACCAT